AAAGAGTTCCATGAAGACAAAAAAGGCGTTGTGGAAACGAAAGTCAAACTAGTAGCCGAGGCCAAAAAACAAATGGCTAAGATGAAAGAGGCTTTCATAACAAGATCTGCTAAAGTTGTAGAGTCTGCTGTTAATAAAAAACTTGCTGAAGAGTTAAAATCTCTTAAGGAAGACATCACAGCGGCGAGAACTGTCAACTTTGGTAAGAAAATATTCGAAGCGTTCGCTTCTGAGTACCAGGCATCTTACTTAAATGAGAAATCTGAGACTTCGAAGATGATGAAAGTTGTGGATGAAACCACTCTTAAATTAAAAGACGCGGAGAAGGCCCTCGAAGAAAAACAAGCGGTGATTGAGTCGAAAGTAGCCGAGTCCAAAAGACAGGCTGACTTGATGGAACGTAAGGAAAAGATGGCCGAGATGCTCAAACCATTGGGCAAAGAAAAGAGTGAAGTAATGGCGCAGTTGTTAGAATCAGTTCAAACAACTAAACTACAAACTTCATTCGACAAGTATCTACCACACGTGATGGCTGACAAGGCTGTGACAAAAGAGGGTGCGAAAGTGCTTTCTGAGTCAGGCGGCGACAGAGCACAAAGGGAAGATGCGGACTTAACTAATATCCGTAAGTTAGCGGGTATATAACAACTAAACTAAAGGAAGATTACAAATGTCAGATATATTTGAATCAAAATGGGGCGAAACTAAAGCCGCTCTTACAGAAGGTTTAGCAGGCAACAAGAAAAAAACTATGGATGTAGTGTTAGAAAACACTAAAAGATACTTGGCAGAGCAATCAACTGCTGGTGCCACATCTGCAGGTAACGTTGCTACGTTAAACAGAGTGATCCTACCAGTAATCAGAAGGGTAATGCCTACTGTTATTGCGAACGAGAT